TTTTTCCTTCAATATTGCAATGGCGTATTTCACTTCACTCATTCTCTTACCCCTTATGCCGCTGTCAGGCTAAATGCCGCGGCGAAAATAGTTAGCCTTTAAATTCGGCACAAGCGGTCACGACCCGTTCACACGTATCTACGTCGAACATGCCGATATGGCAGTTTTTGAACGGGATGCTCAGTCGCTTACTTAGCCACTCATAAGCACCTCGCCGGGACTTTCTTCCTGACTTCCATATGGGGTCGAAAGCTGCGTGAGCTGCGCTCTTGGCCTTTCGCAGCTCTGCATTTGCGAGCCGACCCAGCGGAACTGCGTTTGATCGCTTATGACATCCAACCCATGCGGCGCAGGGTGGGCACTTCCAGAATTGCAGCCCCGCGAGGTCGGGCCGATTCGGGTACATATCCTTCCCGCTCACAAGCGCAGCATCCTTACCGCAATAGTCACAAATCACACTCACTTGCTCTCCTTAGTCGCCGTGATAGCGGCGTGCTGCCCATTCCGGATAGGCAGGGTTGGTATCTCTGACCGGCATGTCATGCTTGCTGTGCCGGTTGCGCTCAATGGCTTCCTGATGCTCGACGTACTTCGTCAGACGCCGCTCCGTGGCCTCCTGCACCCATTCCTTTGTCTGCTCAGTGGTCCGTACTGATAGCGACACCCTCACGCCTTTCTTCGCCAGAATCTGCTGCTGTGCGTCCTGCATCGCTAACATCCATCTGCGCTGTGATTCCGTTTCATCAGGGCGTGCAGAGTCCGCCGAAGGTTCGGTGATGGTCATGAGGGTGCCTTATTGGTGGGTGTTATTTAACGAGGCGCTGCCAGATGGCGGATACGTATTTCGCCTGGTGGATGGCATCGGCTAACGCGTTGTGCCGGGTTCCTTCAAAGGGCATATCCCGCTTAGGGTCGAAACCTATTGCTTTGCCCAACTCAACGATTGTTCGCACGTCCCGGTCATTCCACCAATTCCACGGTGGGTTTTGTCCGGTCATCTGATACGCGCTGCGAAGGATGACGCAGTCAAAAGAAGCTCCATTCCCCCAAACCTGAACAAACTTGCTGTTGGTGTTTTCGAAGATGAAGTCATTGAAGCGTGATAGTGCAGTCGAAAGCTCTAGCGGGTTATCAAGGAGCGAACTCCGAGCCTCTTCGCTTTGCCCCATCCACCACATAATTGTTGATGCATCCGGCCTTGCGCGATGACGCATTGATGACTCAAGCGAGATATTCACCTGAAACTGATCGCCGGTCTCGCCTGATGCTGGGTCAAAAAATACTGCGCCGATTGAAACGACAGGGGCGTAGGTGCCATTGCCCATCGTTTCGAGGTCAACCATTAAGTTATTCATCTTCATCCTTAAAATGGGATATCGTCTTCAAAATCCATCGGTGGCTCATTATTTGCCGGTGGAGTAGATGGCCCAGCCTGCTGCTGCGGTCGATGCTGCTGATTTTGCTGCGGGCGGTTTCCCTGACCACCTTCCTGCTTACCGCCCAGCATCTGCAAAGTTCCGCCAACGTTTACCACGATTTCTGTTGTGTACTTTTCTGTGCCATCCTGCGCCTGCCATTTACGGGTGCGCAGCTGGCCCTCGATGTAAACCTGTGAGCCCTTACGCAGATACTCGCCAGCCACTTCTGCCAGCTTCCCGAAGATAACTACGCGATGCCACTCAGTTACCTCCTTGTTCTCACCTGTGGACTTATCACGCCACTGCTCCGAGGTCGCCACGGTAAGATTGGCTACCGCGCCGCCTGATGGCTGATAGCGAACCTCAGGATCCTTCCCGAGGTTTCCAAGTAAAATCATTTTATTCACGCCACGACTCGCCATTATGCTGCCTCGCTTTTCTGCTCAAGTTCCGCTTTGCGGATGTCATAAATTTCTTTGGCCTTCGCCTGATACTCGGTGCCGCGCAGGGTGCGCCATGCTTCTTCGAAGAGAGCCTTAAGGCTGTCGAAGTTTTCAACTCCTGCTGCAGACTCTGTGAACGCCTTCAACGACTCTTCCGCAGGGTTTACCGCGCCTGACTCAAGCCAGTTAAGAAGCTGCTTGCCTGTCTGCTCACTAAGCACAACTGGGTCGGCATTGCTGAAGAGCTTCGTCCTGTCCTTGCTGGCGATCGCATGATGCGACTCATGGCCGATATCCAGAACGGTAGTGAATTCGTATTCGACGCCATCACGCTGCTCTGACTTCATGCCGAGCTTAGCGACCTTCTTGCGTCCATTTTCTTCCACCTGGGCGGTCTCAGTTTTGCTTCGCATGGTGGCTATGATGTGCATTGACGAACGCAAAATTGCGTCCAGGAATGACCGGTGCCGCGGGTTGATTTCACTCCACGCTGACCATGAATTGCCGCGAAACTTCGTTTTAGCGATAGTGTCCACAAGCTCCAGGCAACCACCTACGCCGCCCCATTCATGGGTAATGCTATCGATGATGAGGCAGTCATATCCTGCCTGCTCGGCAGCGCTGATAGCCTCAATGAAGCGCTCTGGCGAGAATGGCGGATCGAGTTCCAGAACATCGAACTCCGCGACATCCGAATAGAGTGATGCGCTACCTTTCTCCGTATCAATCACAGCGATGCGGCCGCCAATACCTTTGGCTACCAGCAGTGCGCTGTATGTCTTCCCTGAACCACTCGGCCCGGTAAGTGCCAGCCGTAGCTTGGCTTTCTTTCTCATGGCTTTTTCAAATTTCATGGTGATACCTCTTTAGAACGGGCATGGCCCGAGGAAATATTTGCTGTTGAATCGCTCACACCACGCCAGATTGAGCGCGGCACGCATTGACTGGCGCATACCATTGCGTCGGTAATGGAGGGCGTTGAGGACGTGCATGCGTCGCTTAGCGCGGCTTTCTTCGACTGTGGTTGCAAGGCTCATTTCTTAACTCCCGTACAGGCCATTTCGAATAGTGCGCGGATAAAGTCGAAATCCTTCAGGCGCTCATGCTCAGCTTCTTCCTTGCGCTGGCGTTCTAACTCTTCCTGCTGCTTCTGGTAAGGAAGGGGGGGTGATTGAGTTTTCACGGTTTGCCCTCCTGCGATACGACCTGTAACAGGCGCTCCCAAAGCTGCTGTAAGCGGCTCTTAGGCTTCCACGACATAACGTCAGCGCCGGTGAGTTTGTATGCGAACTGGTTGATTGAGGGTGTGAAAAAGTTAGGGCTACCCATGGTGTGGGCCGCCCCAGCAGATGTTAATTGCATGGGTAACTCCTGATTGAATTAGGTTTGGTTGGTGTTGGTGCGAAAAAAAGCCAGCACCAGGCTGGCAAAGAGATGTGTCTCAGTTATCTCGCACCGAAGTGCGCTAGTGCGAATGCACCTCAAAGCCGTCTAAGCAGACAGCTTTACGGTGTCACTCTATGTCGCAGAGGTATTCAAAATCACCGCAATAATTGGTGCCTTTTTTTAAATCAAATAGTACCGGCGCCCGGACCAGTACTGCATCCATGCCACCCCAGTCACGGCTCAGCTTCCACTGCTGCGGTGGCTTTCTGCCAAGCAACTTAAGCACAGCGGCTCGCTCAGTATCAAATCTCGCCCTGCCATCCATGACAAAGAATTCAAACTCCTGCATCTCAACCTCCCGCTATAAACCCCAGCACCATCAGCACGCCAATGGCTATCCAGCCGATGCAATAATCACTGTCGCTTAACATGGTGCCTCCAGATGTGAAAAAGGCCGCCGTTAGGCAGCCTCAAATCCCGTCACCTCAACCCGGCAGATGGGGTAGGTGTAGAGCTTATTTTCCTGAATGATTCGCTGTGCATCCTCCATGGTGTCAGCTTCATTGCTGTACTTAATGTTCTCTTCGCCGTCATCCCATTTGCCGGCCAAAATGATGTAGCACAATTCCATGGCGAACCTCACTTAATGATGTGTGTTACGTCTTTACGGACGTTGCGGTAACCCGCGTTGAATATTGCAATCTCCGGCAGACATACCGATGTGCTCTCATGCCTGTCACGCAGAGAAGGGGAGACTTAACGCTTGAGCAGCAGATATGCCATCCCGACTATGACCAACCCGGCAAGCGTCATCAGAGCCGCATGCCTGCAGGTACGCATGAAGAGTTGCTTCCACGGCATCCTTACCTCCTTCCTGTCACCAAGGTTCACGCATATTGCAATCACGTGAAGACTCAGGAACCAGACCAGCAGAATCTTTGCGGAATAAATTATTTCGTGCATTTGCTACCTCGCCGTGACTGCGCCCGCCACCTTGCGATGACCTGCGGCGTAGATAGCTACATCAGGCAGGCAGATTGAGCCCTGGATATCTCCGCCGATGTACTTCGCTGCACCGGCCAGAATCTGCTTGTGATATTCCGTCTCTGTCTCAACTGCCTTAACTACCCGGTCAGCTGCTGGCCGCTTGCACTGCAACACAACACGTCCTGGAGTAGGACGGTGCAATACTTCTGCGCTTACGCTGGCTTCACTCTGAAGGTGAGCGCGGCGTTCACGACGACGACCTGAAGATGAACCTGCGAATTGAGTTCTGCGTGTCATAGATACCTCCTGAGTGAATTTTGGCGATGGCCACCGGCGCTCTATCCGGCATTCCCGTCTCGACTTAGTCCAACGTAGGGCATGACCATCCCAAAACTCACGCTTTGGTACTAACTGGCTTTTCAGCCACGTAGGTGATCCGTCACCGTTGTTAAAAGAGCGCGCTATCCGTTTCGTTATTCTCCAGCTTCCTGCTGATGGACTTATTAAAAACCATAGTTGTTTGCCAGTCAACAACAATGGTTGTCTATTTTGGTTTTAAAATGCACGAATTTAAGAATGTGGTTGTTTATTAAGTGAATTTATTTTTCTTCAGGCACAAAAAAGCCCGCTCAGTGGCGGGCTGTGTGTGGTAAGAACAGTAACTAGTGGTTGTTAGGTAACTCAGGTTTCCTTACTGACTCGAGCAATGTGGCGGCATTGCTAATTTTTTTGTTATCCAGATATTTTGGCAGCTTCTCCATCGCATAGTTATCATGAAGCCACTTCCTGAAAACTCCTAACGCCTCAATTGGGTATATGGCTGCGGTTATGTGTTTGTTTGCAGCAGACTGCCTATAATTGTCAGGATAGAAATGAGGGTGTTGGATCCTTTCTCCAAATTTTTCGGAAAGCTTATTAGCGGTCCAGTATCGCCCCCAGTGACTTCCTACGCTACCGTCTAGTGACGTAGTATCATCCATGGGGAACCCGCCCCCAATCAAGTTCATTGCAATGTCTGCTATTTCTCTAAAGACCGCAAAATGAGAGGAAGGAATTTGATCGTTAAGTTTTATCCTAGCGCGATAATTTTCAAAGGAAACATCTATGGCTGCATTTGGGTTGTAGTTGGATTTCTCATAAATCATGCGCTTAAGCGTATATTCAGCTAATCGCACAAAATTACCAATAGCTACAGACCTATCAAAGTTCTCTGCGTCCAGAGCGTAGTACCTGAGAACTGCCATGCAAACATAGTCAGGATACGCATGGGTCTCGACATTGGAACTGTTTATGACTCTGGTATAAAGCCTATCAATGTCTGGGTAACCCTTTTCTGCTAGGTATCCTGCAACTTTTTGTCCCCTGGGTTTATGTTTATTGGTTTCCCAGTTTGATGTGAATACCCTCAGTGGGGTGTCGTCTATTCCGCAAAGTTTAGCTAACCCATATAGAGTTAAATAGGGTGTCCCATCATTAAGAACCCCCATTGGAATATCATCAGAAATTACCTCTACGACAGGAAAAAGAGGCATTTGATGTAGGGATCCGCTGTCGTCATTATGCAACATAATGTTTTGATTCCTATAAGATATTGACCCCGATCGGCCTTTCCCCTGAAATGACTAAGCGTGCAGTCTACGCTGCTTACGCGCTGTGTGTATTTCTTCGGCAAATGCCGCCAAATCTTTACCCAAACATCTCTTCCGGCCACTGAGTTATCACCATGTATGTGATGACCAGAAAACCTTTCCTATCACGCGAACGTTCTTATGGAAGTCGTCGCGATCCATCACTTCGTCGGGATACTCCTCGCGATTAATAGATCGAATAATCACAGATGATGGTGTCGCTATTAGGGTCTTCACCCGGAGCAAATCAGACTGGCATATTGCATATGTCTTGCCGTCACGAATTGTATTGTCCTGCATATTAACGCCGACCACATCGCCGTCGTGCAGCGTTGGCTCCATGCTCTGACCGCTAACTCTTACCAACTTTGCTGCCTTCTCGGGAACGCCGATCTTCTTCAGGTAGTAGCGAGGAAAGACGAGGCCAAAATTTGATGACTCCTCTAACTCACAGCTTCCATCCCCAGCAGACAGGGATACATTCAGTAAAGGCAATTCCACAAATTCATTCTCATCCTTGTTCATATCCTCCCAAACCATGGCCTTAAGCGATGATTCGCGAATATTTGATGGTTCTGCTATTCCCGACTCTCCATCGCCAGTAGAAAGCCATCCAGGGTTAACTTTTAAAGCTATAGCCAGATCGATCAGCTTGGTGGTCTCACGAGCCTTTCCTGATTCAATTTTCTGAATGGCCGCCTGTGAAACACCCACAGCTTCCCCGAGCGACTTTTGGGATAATCCACGCGCCGTTCTGGCCTTCTTAAGTCTTTCAGCAAGATTTGTTTTCATCGCGACAATCTACAACCCCGGTTGTAATCAATCAAACGAATATGGTTGTTGACTAATCACAACCATAGTTTTATATTTGTAGTCAAAGTAACAAAGGAGGTTTTTATGAACGAAGCAATAAAAACCGCCATTAGCATTGTCGGTTCTCAGAAAAAACTCGGGGAAGCATGCGGTCTTTCACAGCAAGCCGTCTACAAATGGCTTCATGGAAAAGCCAAGGTCTCCCCTGAGTATGTAGACCATATCGTTGATGCTACTGGTGGTGCCGTAAAGGCGCATCAGATTCGCCCTGACCTGCCAAAACTTTTCCCTTCATCAGGAAAGGCCGCTTAAGAAGCATCGCTCTTACACAACGGACATGAAGTCCTACGTCGCTGAAAAGCGAAATCCAAACGAAACAAAAAAAACGTTCGTGGCAATAGGTGCGGCTTTGTCACGTCTAACTACTTAACCAACAAAGGAATGATGTCATATGGAACTTACAAGCACACGCAAGAAGGCCAACGCAATTACCAGTAACATTTTCAACCGCATAGCGATGCGAGGTCAGCGGAAGATTGCTGATGAGCTGGGTGTTGATGAGTCCCAAATAACACGCTGGAAGAGCAGCATGATCCCGAAGATGTCCATGCTACTGGCGATTCTGGAGTGGGGTGTTGATGACGATGAGCTGGCAAGCCTTGCCAAACAGGTAGCCAGATTACTGACAAAAGAAAACGCCCCAAAGAACTGCGAATTCTTTGAGGCGTAACGCGAAATGGCTGGATCAATTCACAGGAGTAATAATACATGAAACCCGATAAACATGAAAGATTTGCCCGACTCAAAGAGCAGGCCAGAGAGCAGTTTTATCGCAGCATTTCTCAGCTTGGCGCCAGCAAGTTAAGCCAGTGCCTGAAAGAAGCAAAGACTCAGGAGAAGGGCAAATGAGCAACGTAGCGTATGCAACATTCGGGGCTGTTCAGCAGCCCGTGGAGCGTAGAGTGGCCGATACCGATGATGGATATACCCGCATCGCTAACGAGCTACTGGAATCAATTGCTAGCGCCGATTTAACCGCTCGCCAGTTAAAAGTTCTCCTGGCAGTAACACGGAAAACCTATGGCTTCGGTAAGAAAGTAGATCGCATTGCTGATGAGCAGATTGCCAGCATCACCGGCCTGTCCCGGCAGAACGTCAACAAGGCGAAAAAAGAACTGCTTTCAATGAATTGCCTTCTCATGGAAGGAAGCAAAATCGGCATCAACAAGGAAGTCTCTGCATGGAATTTCAGTAAGAGTCTCCAGGTTAGCAACCTTGTCTCTAAACCAGAGACAAATAAAGTCTCTAAGTTAGAGACAAATGATGTCTCGAAACTAGAGACACACAAAAGAAACTCTTTAAATAAAAAAGAAACCCCTATATCCCCAGAGGGGAATTTGTCGGTTTCTGAAGAAAAACCAAAGCGCCAGACAGTCAGCAAATACCACTTCGACCGTGACCGCCTGAAAGACACATGGAACCGCAAAGCCGAAACCTTCGGCCTGCCGAAAATCCTTAGCATCAGCGCAACGACCGAGAAGGGCATCAAGCGCCTGTACGACTCCCACCTGAAGCACTGCAAAGAGACCGGGCGACCGACCCAGCAAATCGACACCTTCGTGAACGGCTACATCGAGTTTGGCTATCAGCCAACTGAGTGGGCCTGCGGTGCTAATCCTCGTGGAAAGCGTTACGGCATCGACACGGCGCTGACCCAGAAGAAAATCGACGAAATCATCAGCCAGGAGGCCTGAAATGGACAGTTTAGACTTCGAGCAGCAGCTGGTTGGCTCGATGATGGTCAAAGGCGATCACATCGACTGCCGTGACATTGCCGCAAAGCTTCCGGCTGAGGCATTCTCGAATCACCACCTGCGCCAGATTTACACCGTCATCTGCCGTTTCATCGATAAATGCGAACCGATTGACCCGTTCACCGTTGGCGCGGCCGTGCCGGAAGACACGCGTGACCATGTCATGACCGTTGGTTTCAAGTGCAAGACGGCAGCGAACATCAAAGCGTGGGCCAAGCTGGTTCGCCAGTGCTGGATGCTCCGTAAGGGTGCCGCAGAACTCACGAAAGCCGCCGAGCTTCTCGCCAGTGCTAACACGCAGAACATCAACGAGAGCATTGCCAGAGCGACAGGCATCATCTCAAAGCTCCAGTTCGAAACCACCGACCGGCTGCCGCGTCGTATCGGTGATTTGATCCCCGATTATCTCAACGTCCTAGAAGAGCGGATGAAAGGCTCTGAATCTGGCCTGTACCTGAAAACCGGCATCGAGGCGATGGATAACGAATACGGTGGGTTTGACCGCACAGACCTGATCATTCTGGCTGGTCGTCCTGGTATGGGTAAGACGGAGCTGGCAATCAATATCGCTAACTCAATCGGAAGGCAGAAGGGAAGAGGCCTGCTGATGTCGATGGAAATGTCTGAAACGCAGGTAGTCGAGCGTCACATTGCTGACCGTGGCGGCTTGTCTATCAGCGCTCTCAGGAACCCTCTCGGGATGAGCCAGGAGGACTACACCCGCCTTACCAGTGCCACAGGAACGCTGCTTGATGAGGATAATTTCGTCATGGTTGGCTCCTTCACCATCGATGAAATCATATCTCAGGCGGAGCGAATGAACATGGACGGCGGGCTAAGTTTTCTGGCTATCGACTATCTGACCCTTATCGACATGCCGAAAGCTGAGCGAGCCGACCTGGCAATAGCAGAGGTAACCCGAAAACTGAAGCAGTTCTGCCTGCGCAATAAGGTTCCCGTAGTGCTTCTGGCTCAGCTCAATCGTAACGTTGATGGGCGAGGCGACAAGCGGCCAAACATGGGAGATCTGGCAGGCTCAAGCTCAATTGAGAAGGACGCTGATGTGATTATCTTCCCTTACCGTGACGAGGTTTATCACGATAACTCGGATATGAAGGGCATCGCCGAAATAATCATCGGTAAATACCGCTCCGGCCAGCCAAAGACGTTTTACATGGGTTGGAGGAATGGTCACTTCGTCAATATTGACCAGGAGGCCGCAGCTAAGCAGTACTCCGACAACAAAAACAAAGAGCAGCCGGCCAATGACTGGCGCTATGGAGGATAAATCATGGCACTACGAAAATTAGATGTTCAGAAATTTATAGAGCAGCGCGGGTATATCTCATCACTTGTTACCGTAAAAGGTAAGCACATCATCATCAAAGACCCTGAGCCTCAAGGATGGGACTATGACGTGGCAATCAGTGACTGCAACACGCCCGAGAAAATCCTCTCATGGGTTATGCACCTGAGCGAAAAGACCTGGGTTACAAAAGACATTATTCGCCAGTTTATTCGTGTGTCAGCTCAAGCCTCCGGCCTGAAAATTGAGGCCTTTTGAAATGTCCATCATCGATAGCGCAATGAAACTGACAGAACTTACAAAACAAGGCGCGAATTATCGCGGGTTATGCCCTTTCCATGAAGAAAACACCCCGTCTTTCGTGGTGCGCCCACAGAGCAACGACTTTATCTGCTTTGGATGCGGTAAATCAGGCGGTGAAATCGAACTGGCACAATTCGAGCGTGATTCACGCCAGCAGCCGGGGAAAGGGCAGAAACGGGGAGGCTTTTGATGGAAATACATAAAGTTTTAATTGCAACAATTGGCGTGATAGTGGGCTTCCCCGCTTTTGTTGGAATCATGTCGTTCATCACCTGGCAAAACGGCTTCAAAATGCTGGGCCTGCCCTACATCACCCGAATGATTCTTGTGCTGGTAGTGGTGGTATGGGTAATGGCTCTTATCCCTGGAGGTCATCAATGAAAAAGCTAACCGCTGATGAATGTAGGGAATGGATTGATATTTTTAGTGAGCTTGAGAAAGACGATGCCATAAGTATTGCTGGCGAGTCACACCTCCAGGCCTATCGGATTGCACTCCCCATACTGGAGCAGCAGGAGCGGGGTGATGGTGGCTGGATTGAGTGGGGTGGTGGAGTAATGCCGGTGTCAGGTCGCGTTATGGTGGAGGTCAGATTTAAACGTTGCTCATTTCTGAGAAAAGCCAAAGCCAAGCAACTCGATTGGACTCACTACGGAAATATTTCCGACATCATCGCCTACCGCATCACCCCGGAGCGGGCCACCAATCAGAACGGAGAGTAGTGATATGGGTGACTGGATTAAGTGCCGCGACCAAATACCACAACCTCTCGATTGGGTTATTGCTCACGATGAGGTCGGGACTGTCAAAGCATACATCTGTCAGCACACCGGCGAATGGATTCGGGATAACGGCGATGAACTTTATCGCGTCACTCACTGGCAACCACTCCCACCACCACCGGAGGAAGCATGAGCGACAAAGGTGAGATTACGCAGATGGAAAAATTCGATGCTTGGTTCAACAAGGAATGGCGAGAGTACATTTCTGACCGGCCTCGGGTGCAGCGAATAGCCCTACGAAACATTGCCTGGTATGCATGGCAGGCTGCGCTAAGCAGCAAACAGGAGTAAGCATGAACAACGTAATCCCCCTCAGGCCTAAGCATCAACCCCTTAAAGACTCACACTCAGCGCTACTGACAGCCCTCAAGATGCTTCGTGAAGGCGGACACAGCAAGCAGAGTATTGATCTGTTGTTGAGCGCAGCAGCCGACAACATCCATGACTATGTGGAGACAATCGAAGGGAGGTAACAGTGGAGACGCAACGTTTTCTACTGAGAGACAGCAACATCCGACAGAACTGCATCAGCGCCATCCATCGACTCCCCACCAATCCCGACAAACCTCTGCAGGTAACCATCCAGGAAGACACCAGAAGCCTTGCGCAAAACCGCATGCTTTGGGCCTGCCTGCATGACGTATCGAGTCAGGTGGTGTGGTACGGGAAGAAACTCGACTCAGAGAGCTGGAAGCATATTTTCAGCGCCAGCCTGAAAGGACAGGAGACGGTACCGGGTATCAA